GAGGGCATCGGTGGCGCCCCCGGTCGCGGTGGCTGCTGTCTGTTGGAAGCCAGGGAGTTGCTGCATGAAGTTGTCGATGGCGTTCTGGTAGCCCCCGTAGGTCTGGTTGGCGCCGGTCGTGAGGGTGGTGGAGAGGTTTTGCATCTGGGGGATGTAGCCCCGGGTGAGTGGGTCGCCCTGGTTGATGAAGGTGGCGAGGGGGCCGGCGCCCTGCTGGTAGCCGAAGCCCCGGACGAGGGGGCGGGCGAATTGCCCGGCAGCCCCGTAGCCGAGGTCGTAGGGGAGCTGGCCCCAGGGATTCCAGGTCTTCGGGCCAGAGGAGGAGCGGCTGAAGGATGCGCCGGCGCCCATGGCTAGTCCTCCTCGTTTACGCGCGGGACGTCTAGTGGAGGTGGGACGTCGTGGCCGTTGCCCCGAGTCTCGGCGGCGACCGCCCGGCGGGCACGGACGTGGTCGAGAGCAGCGAGACAGCCAGCGATCCGACCCTGGGAACGGGCCTCGTAGGACGATAAGCCGAGGCGCGTCCAGTGTGTGTTGGTAGGCAGATGGGTGAGTTCGACCCACTCGAGGCCCTGGGCGAGGGCGTGTTCGCAGCCGAGCTCACAGAGTGCGTCCATCACGCCCTCACCGCGGTGGGCGGGGACGGTGAATGCGTAATGCACGAAGGCGAAGCGCTTGGGGTGCCCTAAGAGCCGGTGCTGGACTTCGTAGAGGATGAAGCCCAAGGGGGTGGCGTCGTCGAGGGCGAGGAAGCAGAAGGCCTGGGCGGGCTCGGTAGCCAGGGCGAGGGCCAGGTTGCGGGTATACTCGTCGATGTCGCTGGCAATGTCGGTCGGGTAGGCGAGGTTGGCTTCAGTCACGAAGTCACGCCAGAGGCCACGCAGGGTAGGAAGGTCAGAGAGAGTGGCTAAGCGTATGGATAACATAGTATAGTATACCTTATATGGTATAGTATAGTTAGTATAGTATACAATAGTATAGTATGCCTACCTAGGCTGGCTCCCAGATGGCCATGTGGCGATGGAGCGAGGTTGGCTGTGAGCCCGGGTCGGCGCCGGTGTGCTGCGCCGTCAGCTTGAGGAGCGCGCTCGCAGGCTGGATGCTGGAGATGGCGATGAGCGTCACGTTGAGTGGGAAGACCAGCGAAGTCGGCAGCGTGGCGAGCGCCGACGGGAGGGCGAAGTCGGAGGCAGCCTCGTCGAGAATGGTGCCCTCGGTCGGATTGTTCGGCACGGTGCCCTGGCGCAGCCGGTAGGTGACGGTGACGTTCGGGAAGGTGGGCGAGACGCCGACGCGGCCATAGACGCGGGCGAGCGCGATGTAGACGCCGCCGCGCGACGTCCAGGTCAAGTTGGTGAGCCCGGTCTCTGCCGTGCTGAAGATGACCCCGTTGGACTCCTCGACGGCGGCGTTGGCCCGGGTGGCACCGCCGACGCCCATCTCGGCTATCTGGATATATTCAGTGCCGGTTAGTTTGGAGCCAGAGAGAGAAATAATGTCGGTATCCTTGATCTTACCAGATAGGTTTAATTGTTCGTAGGTGAGGCTGGCCGTGGGCGAGAGGTTCTGGCTGTCCAAGTGGCCGTTCACCAGGTCGTAGAGCGTGTCGATGTCCTTGTCGACCTCGACGTCGATGATGTCGATGATGCCGGCGTTGGCGACCTCTTGCTGGTACTGCTGGTAGCCACCGGACTTGAACGGGCGCGGGGTCGTTCCCATGCCGTCCCCTTTCTAGCGGGAAATGCCCTCGTTGAGGAAGCGGACCTTGCGCTCCGAGAAGAGGAACAGCAATTCAAAGTCGCGCAGCTGGATGTCGGCGAAGGACGGGTTGGTCGACGGGTCGGCGTCGTGGGCGTCGAGCGCCGGGTCGTGCACCAGCATGACGATGACCGAGAGGCCACGGGGGCGGGCGTAGGGCGTGATCGTCTGCGCCTCGGCCGGGGAGATGGTGCCGAAGGTGGCGCGGCCACGCAGGGTTGCCGTCGCCCAGGCTTTGTTGGGTGGCGGGCCGCCGGGGATAGGCGTCAGGTGGACGAATTGGCCCGGGGGCTCTAAGTCCTGGGAGAGCAGGATGGGCTCGATGTTCCAGGGCTTGCCACCGTCGGTCACCATGGTGACGTGGAGCGCCGTCTTGGCAGCGGACTGGGCGATCAGGCGGATGCGGGTGAAGATCTTGACGATGAAGGGCTGGTCGGCGTCGAAGCGGCCCGACTGGAGACGGGAGCGGATCGGGGTCGGGCTGGCGGGGTTTGCCGGGTTAAAGTCCGTGAAGACGCCGAGCTGGTGGGTGGCGATGACGGGGACGGTGCCCGACTGGGCGAGGAGCGCCGTGTAGCCCCGGTCGATTTCGGAGGTCGCGGCCGGGTCGGCGCACATCGCGGTGGCGGTCTGGCCGACGTGGGGGCCCCACCACGACGGGGTCGGGTCGATGCCGGCACGGAGGTCGAGCCACCACTGGTCGGTGTTCACCGAGCCAGCGCCGGCGGGGAGTGCTAGTTTATAGAATTGCTTATGGAAGGTGGCTACTATCTTGCTTCTATAATTAGGCGATAGGTTACGGATGTGGTCGGCGATGGGCCAGCCGATGTCTTGCGGGTAGCCCCCGCCGGGCGGGATCAGGTAGACCGAGTCGACGCCGACGAAGATGGTGCCGACGGGGGTGTTGACGATGGAGTCGTGGCCGACGCAGCCCACCCGGGAGCTCACCTCTTCCAGCACCGCTTCGCCGTCGGGGTCGAAGGGGTCGCCCGAGCAGAGAAAGGTCCGGGTGGCGGTGAAAAAGAGCAAGGGCGCCGAGGCGGCCTGGTCGGTCGTGACGCCGGCGACGCCGATGCCCGTCACCGCTGCCGGGAGCCGCACCTTGGCAAACGACGGGAACATGGTGCCGATGTTGAACGAGGTTTGCTCGAGCCCGGGCAGCATGACGTCGGTCGCGAAGACCGAGTAGGGATCCTGGGAGAAGCCGGCGAAGACGAGCCGGTTGCGCCAGACGACGAACATGTTGCCCGAGCGGAAGACGTTGGTGCCCCCGGCCATGGGGACACGGTCGTCGCTGACGTCGAAAGTCGAGAAGGACTTGGTCGCAGCGCTGGCGCCGAGGTCGGTCGCCTGCAGCGTGGCATACTCGATCGGGTAGTTTCGCGGGGAGACGAAGAGGCGATACTTCTCGTTTGCACCCAGGGTAGCGGCAGGGGAGGTGAAGACGACGGTCTGGCCGACGTCGACCGCGAAGGTGCCGGGGTCGGTGCGGCCCGTGTAGAGCCCGGTCTGGCTGTCGAAGCGGCCCCAGGCGTAGCTGTAGGTGCCAGTCGGCATGCCGAGGTTGGCTCCGGTCGCTGACGTGATGGTGGGCGCCCCAGCGCCGCCGAGATTCGTGATGGCGGCGTAGACCTGGTTGTTTGCAGGCGGGTCGCCGAGTTTCCAGGAGACCAGCGGATCCACTCCGTTGCCGGCGTAGACGCGGTCACGGAACGCAATCGAGCGCACGGTCGGGCCCGCCGTCGAGAAGGTCGCCTGCGTCGCGATGACCGACTCGTTCTTCACCTCGATGACTTGAGAGCTCGGGGTGGGGGAGCCGGCGTAGAGGTAGGGGGTGCCGTCGAGCGCGTGGGTGGCCAGGAGGTGGCTCAGGAGCGTGCTCGAGAGCGAGACGACGAGACGGGAGCCGGGGCGCTTGCCGAGGCGATAGGACTGGGCAGGGATCCAGTTCTCCGACATGGTCAGGTAGGAGGGCCCCAAGAAGAGGGAGTCGATGTCGGTGTTGGTGCCCTGGAACTTGCGCAGGCGGAAGGCCTGCTCCGGGCTATCCTGGGGAGCAGCCATTCCGTTGACTACCTAAGTCGTGTCGTAGCCCCAGGTCGGGCGCGAGAAGAACATGGGGTCCAGCTGCACGGTGGCGGGGTAGCTGCGCTCGGGGAAGCTGCCGCCCCGGGCCCGCGCGACCGACTCGGCGTTGACGCTGTACTGGTCGCCACGACGGGGGTCGACCTCGTAGGACATGGCCCACTCGAACAGCAGGTCGGCGAGCAAGACGTCCCACTGGAAGAGGGGGACGTTGGCATCGTAGGCGATCTGGTCGGAGAGCGGGAAGTCGGCGGGCAATATTTTACAACGGAGCGAGGCCTGGACGCTGGCTTCGGGGCGGGGCCAGGCGCGGCCCGTGCGGGTGGCATAGTCGATCGTCCACAGCAGCGGGGCGCCACCCTGGATTTGGGGGGAGGCGGCCGTCGTCTGCTGGAAGGTGCGGTGGTCGATTTCCTGGACCACGCCGGGGGACTGGATGCCGTCGCGGCCGACGATCATCAGGGCTTGGTCGTCTTCTGGCTTTAAGAAGTCAGGAGGTAATACTATTATACCGTTAGAAGGTATAGTTATGTCGACGGTCGTCCAGAGGAAGGGCCAGTCCCAGCCTTGATAGAGCTCCTGGAGGATCCTGTTTAACCGATAGCGCGCGGCGTTTTTCAGAGACGCCGTGGTGTTGCCGACCCGTTGCAGGGCCTGGTCGATGATGTCACCCCGCGTCGACCGCATCGTCCTTCTCCTCGCCCGTTGCCTGAGCGAGCTTGGCCTGCTCGACCTCCTCGGTGAGGGCGCGGAGTTCCTCCGAGCGCTCCTCGATCAAACGCTCGAGCTGCGAGAGGTGACCCTTGTGCACCATGACGACGCGCTCGTTGTGCTCGATCATGGCGTCGCGCATCGCGGCCATCACCTGGCGGTAGGTCTCGATCGCGGTCTCGCGGGCGGGCTCGTAGCACTCGACCGAGATTTGCTCCTCTTCAGTCACGCGGCGGGTGACGACGACGCGGTAGGCGCCGTACTCCCAGGGATCCTTCTTGCCGGCGTGGATGGGCGAGAGGGCGCGCTGGCGGGCCTTCTGGGCAGCGCGGCGGGCGCGGCGGCGGATCAGGTCTTCCATGGCGGGCTTAGCGGCCACGGCCTGCCCAGTCGTCAGACCCGTCGTCACGGGCGATGGAGGCGAGGCGGGCTCGGGTGCCGATCGCACCCAGGTCGATTTCCCGGCCGTTCGACTTGAGCCGATTCATCTCGATGCGCTGGTTCTCGGCGATCATCCAGAGGAGGTAGCGGGCGACCGAGACACGGACGTGGAAGACGCCGGGCGGGAAGATGGCAGGGCCGACCACGAAGGGCTCGCCGGTCACCGACCGGGGGACGGTCACCTCGACCAGCTCCTCGCGGGCGTCGAGCACGTCCTGGACCGAGCGCAGGAGCCGGGTCAACTCGATGCGCCGGTTCATCGCCGCCGTGGACTGGTCGGGGCCGAGGAGTTGGAATTCCTCTGTATACCTGAATAGCTTTTTGCGCAGTTGACGGTCGGAGAGGTCGCTGAGCGCCGGCGCCTCGCCGTCACCGGGCGACGAGGACTCGGCAGCGGGATCGTGGTCCTCCACCTCCCCCGACTCCACCTCGGCACCCTTGGACTTCGACCCGTTGTCACGAACCGGCTTCATACGACCTCCCCGATGCGTTTAGACGAGACAACTCACCCGAAGGCGCTCGCCGACTCGATGCGGGTGCCGAAGTCGGGGTTCAGGATCAGGGCCTTGAACATCTGCTTCCAGCCCGCCTTGGTGCGCTGGGCCAGTGGGTCGGACTCCGACGCGGTGGCAGGGACGACGTAGGTCTTGAGGGCGTCGAGCGTCGTCGCGCCGAGATAGCCCCGCCCACAGACGTAGGAGATGTGGACGTTGATCGTCGCCGGAGGAATGGGCGGGGCGACGGGACCGCTGCCAGTCGCCACGAAGGCATTTCCCACCGAGGGCGAGCCGCCCTTCACCAGGAGGATGGTGTCGCCGGTGTTGCCGGCGATGTGCTTGATGCGGACCTGCAGAGTGGCTGTCCCAGGGGCGCCACCGAGGAGCGTGGAGTAGACCTTGTAGGTGCCGGTCGGGGCACCCGAGGCGATCTGGGCAGAGACGGCGAAGGCGGACGCGCTGGTGTTGTCGGTCTCGGCCGAGATGGCGGTCTCGAAGCCCGTCATCGGGTCGATGCGGGTGACGACGGTACGGACGTGGCCGTTCACGTCGAAGAGTGTCGCGCCGGTGACGGCAGCCGTCGGCTGGGTCATCGTCACCCACGCGGCGTTCATCAGCGTGATGATCGGGATGCCGTTGGAGCGCATCCAGTCGACGCCCATCCAGCGGCCGATCATGGCGTCCTTCAGGGTTTCCACCTGGGAGAAGACGCCGGCCAGTTGGAAGGTCGAGTCCTTGGAGATGTCCATCTCGACGAAGGGGTCGACGACGCCGCGGAAGCGCCCGCCGGTGTAGGGCGGGGCGCCCTTCTGGCGTAGGTTGGCGACGATGCGGCGGACGTCGTCGGTGACGATCACGTCGGCCTGCGTCAACCCGGCGCGGGAGGTGCGGCCGCCGGCGAAGTAGATCGCCGAGGAGCCCATGGCGACCACCTGGACCTCGCGGTCGACGAGCTCGTTGTGCTGGAGGGTGAGCAGTTCTCGGGCTTGCTGGACCAGGGGATGCTTGATGACGAGGACGACGACGTCGGACATGGAGACGATGGCGCCCCACTGGTCGAGGACAGCGTCGACCGTGGAGAGCGTGATCGGGACGGCGGCCGGGGTGACCGACTCTTCCAGCGGGGCCTCGGGGAGCGGGAGGCGCTCGTAGCGGGTGAACTGGACCGTTTTCCCGCTACCCTTCGGGAGGGTGGACTTCTCGGTCAGGTCCCAGAAGACGGTGTCCTTCTCCGCCCGGTCGAGCAGCTCGTCCATCATGTAGACGGCGAGCACGTCGGGGCTCATGCTGGCGCTGGTGGCAAGGTTTAGCTCGGTAGCCATACTCTCTCCTTTCTTAGCTCGCCATCTTTATACTACCGGATGGGCGTCTCGGCGTTCTGCGCGAAGAACGCCTTGCGCTCCTCGCGGGTCATCTGCATCAGGTCCGATGCGCGCTCGACGGGGCGCTGGGGCTCGGTGGCCGGGGCGCGCACGCCACGCAGCGCCGAGGCGGCGGAGACGTCGCGCGAGCGCACCGAGGCAGGCGACGGGGCCGGGGTCGGCCGGGCCGGGGGTGAGCCGAATTGCCCACCCGGGGCGCCCCCGGCCGTGTCGCCGCCCTGCCCCGAGACTTTCTCGAGATTGTTGGCGAGCGCGATGCGGTAGGCCACGTCGACCGGGACGTAGCGGCCGTTCTGTGCTTCCGAGCGGCGCACCTTGGTGACCTCGTTGAAGAGGGTGTCGGCGTGCGGGAAGGCATCGGGGTCGCGCAGCATGTGGAGCTGGGCGATGTCGTCGGCCTGCTGGCGGATGATCGTCAGGACTTCAGAGGCGGCCTGGCCCAGGTAGGCCTGGATGAAGGGGACGATCAAGTCGCCATTCTTTTCTATTTCTTGGTCGGTCAGGCCGAGGCCAGCGATCTGGGAGCGTAGGTTCTCCGGGATGGCGTAGCGCTTGCCCGGGGGGAGTTGCTGGGGGGCGTGCTGGGGGGGACGGTGGAGGGCGTTGAGGGTCTCCTCCATGCGGCCGAGGCGCTCGTTGGCAGCCCGGATGGTCTCGTCGCGCTCCCGGATGGCGGCCAGGAGCTCCTCGTTGCCTTGCCCAGGGACGGGGTCGTCAGCCATGGCTATCTACCCTCAAAATGGTGAACCTTGGCGACGTACTCTCTGTCGGAGTCGTCGTGCGATTCGGAGCCAGCTACCAATTGGGTGTGCTGGAGAATCATCTGCGGGCCACCGTGTAGCAGAAGTGAGAGTTGCTGGATAGCGCCCCACCGTTCCCGCAGCGTCTCCTCGGGGCGGAGCGGGGTGGCAAGCAGGGCCTCGCGCTGGGCCTCGAGCCCGGCCCGCAGCCCCTGCCAGATGTCGCTGGCCGCAATCGCCCGCAGCTTGGCCTGGTTCTCCTCGCTGAAGAGCGGGTGATCGTCGGGCACAGGGGGCGGGTCGGCGAAACCACGGCGCAGCATGTCAGGTGCCTCCTCAATACCTCGGGCGCGGCGGGCCCTTGGCCTTCATGGCGGCCTTGGTCCGGGCGCCGAGCGCGGGACGCTGGCCGATCGCCAGGGGGGGTTTCCGGGGTTTCGGCGCCGGGGCAGCTGCGCCGGGGCCCTGGGTGGCGGTCGGGGCCCCGCCGGCGATGGCGCCGAAGAGGCCCTTTTGTTTGGCCGTCAAGGGGTTGCCGCGTACCGTGCCGTCGGAGAGGATCTGCTTCGCCTTGGTCGCCCCGAGGTTGAGCTTCGCCGAGGGGCGCTTACCAGCCATTGCTGAGCATCCGGTTCCACTCGGGGTGGATGGAGGAGGTGACCTTCATACCAGCCGAGATGGTTTGGTTGTATAGATATTGGTTTAGTTTCATAATTAACTCCTAACTTAGGACTTAACTATCTAGGCCCAACATTGTCTGGTCGAGGAGGCTATTGCATGGTGCCCCGAGGGAGGCGGCGCTCCAGGTCGCCGGCGTTGGTGGTCTGGGGTGGACGGCCGGGATTCTCGGGCGGCGGCATGCCGGGCGGGCCAGCAGGGGGCCCGCCGGGACCGCCCGCACCGGCACCCGGGGGGCCACCCGGGGGCGCTCCCTGGCCACCGCCACCCATCGTCTGCTGCAGCTGCGCCATGGCGGCCTGCTCGGCCTGCTGCTGGGCGGCTTGCTGCTTCATGGCGAAGGAGGCGGCGTGGCGCTGGATGTGCTGCATCACCTGCATCTTCGTCGGGTCGAGAAGGGCCTGGCCGTCGGGGGATTGCAAGAAGGCGTTGTGGTTCTGGGCGTGCGCCATGTCGTCGTCGATCGGCGAGACCGTCACCTCGTCGCCCCGGCCGACCTCGAAGAGCTGGTTCTCGATATTAGCATCTACTGCTCTAGTAGGTGTAATATCTTTGATGATCATCTCGGCTTCGCGGTCGCCGAACCCCGTCGCCCAGATCTCCCTTAATAGATATTTCCAATCTACCCTGGCATTGTCTTGGGCGAGGAATTGAGGAGGTATTCTCGCCAAAATTTGGATGAAGTTCAGCATCTGCTGGGTGCGCACGTTCTGGTTGAAGGAGAAGGTCGAGCCCAGCCAGTCGAAGGAATAGCCGCCGATGAGCGTGTCGCGGGTGACCTGGGTTTCGAGCACCTGGGCGCCCTCGGCGCCGTCGACCCGCAGCGCCAGCTCGCGGTCGAGACACTGCTGCAGCATCGAGAACATCCACTCGAGCATCTCGTTCATGACGCCCATCTCGATGTTCTCGACGACATCGCGGACCTGGAGGAGCGCTTCCCCGGAGACGATCGACATGCCGGTGGCGGTCTGGACAGCGCGCCCCCGGGCCCGGCCACCGGTCTGCAGGCCGGCGCCGCCGAAGGGGGCGACGTTGGCCGCGTCGTTCATCATCGCCACGAGGAAGTTGATGATTTGAATACCCGCCATGGCCGACTCCTTGGGCGGCTCGATGAAGTTGACCGAGTTGCGCGGGTCGCGCACCAGCCAGCGGGCGGCAGGGGCCATGCGAATCGAGTCGGGGAATTGGACGGCATTGGCGTCCATGGCGACGATGGGATTAAGAGAGAATACTAGACCGTCACCAGTCTGGTTCATGGTATCATTCATGAAATATTGGAAGTGATCCAATAAGAACATGACGCCGTAGCCCCAGAACTCGCCCTGCATCTCGGCGAACTTGGCGGCCAAGTAGGGCGGGTCCTGCTTCCACCAGGGGGACTGACGGCAGTGCACCAGGGTGTCGTCGCCGCACACCCAGAGGTGCCACCACTGGGGGACGTCGGCGGGCGGGTAGGCGTCGTTGTCTACGGACTCGGCGCCCGAGGCGTCGACCGCGCCGTACCAGCAGAGCTTGGTGAAGTCGAGCGGGCGCTTGGGGTCGTCGGACGGCTTCTCCGAGCGTGACTGGAGGCCACGGGCCTGGAGGCGTATCTGCTCGGCCTGGAACTTGTCGCCGGTGTCGGAGGCCCCCTTGCGCAGATCCTTCACCCCGTTCCAGTTCTCGACCTGGTTGCCGAGCTCGGGGCGGTCGGGGTCGATCGGGGTGTCGGCCATGCGCTCGAGGGTGTCGTAGTTGATCAGCATGTCCTCGAACAGCAATTCAGCATCATAGGTATACTGAGGGGTGTAGGGGTAAACGTAGAAGAGGAAGGGGTCGACCACGCGCATGGTGGGGCCGATGTAGCGCACCACCTTCTTGATGCCCTCGACGATGTCGCTGCGCCCGGTCTGCGGGTTGGGCTGGGCCAAGAGGGAGGGAATGTCGCGCTCGTCGAGTTTCCATCCCATCTCGACGATGGAGGTGCCGAAGATGCACATATTTCTAAGAAAGCCAGGGAAGAGGCCGGTGATCTTGATCTGCTCCCGCAGCAGCTTCATCATGAGTTCGTGGACGACGACGGCGCGGTCCTGGTTGGCCGTCGAGTCGGGGATGTTCTTGAACCACTTGCCGCTGTCCGGGAACAGGTCGGCTCTTAACTTTTGTACCCAGTTCTCTACTATCCTGTGTGATATAGGTAGGTACATACGTATCCTACCGTGGTAGGCCTGCTGGTCGCCGCGCAGCGCCCACTGGTTGTAGTAGCGCAGCCACTGGGGGCGGATGACCTGGTTCTTCTCGCTGCGCACCTGGGTGACGAGCGGCGCCAGGGTCTTCTTGAACCAGGTGCGCACGCTGGCCTTCTTGGCGAGGTTGGGCGAGAGGACGAGTTGGTCGGCCATGGTTTAGACGAGCTGGAGGACGTGGAGCTGGGCGAATTGGCTAGTCACGGTGGGCGAGCCCTGCGAGGAGGTGACGCTGCCGTTCAAGTTCCAGCGCTGGGCCGAGCCGGCGACCGGGAAGCCGAGGCGCACCATCGTCAACGGGACCTGGACGAAGCCCGCCTTGGTCCAGACCGGGCCGAGGGTGCGCGACTGCTGGACGACGCCAGGGGGAGCGCCCCGGGTGAGGTCGACCCGGATGACGCAGTTGGCGCCGCCGGCGGCCGGGTCGGCATTGGTGCCGTACTGGAGAGTCAGGTTGGCGAAGAGCAGCTCGGTCCACTGCGGCTGCTCGGTGGCGTCGGTCACCACCGAGGCCAGTTGCGCGATGCTGCCATCGAGCGGGATCGTGACGGGTGGGTTGGCCGTGCCGACCCAGAGGCCCCGGGTGGCGATGTTGGTCGCCAGGTTGGATGGGCTGATGCAGCCGGGCGGGAGCACGCAGGGCTGACCGTTCACGTGCAGACCGCCGGCGAGCGTCAGGTTGTTCAGGGTGGCGTCGTAGGCGGAGAGATTGCCGGCCGTCGTCAAAGAGCCCGCGGTCAGGTCGCCCGTGATGGTGGCGTTGCCGTCGACCTCCAAGTCGCCGCGCACGACGAGGTTGTCCATGATCGTCTGGGTGCGGGCGATGCGCGCGATGGCGGCGTCGAGCTTGCGCCAGTTGTCGTTGATAGCCTCGTCGGTGCCGAGGCCCAGGTTGAGGGACTTGGTCGTGACCTCAGCCGGCATCGGTCGCCTCGAGCTCGCCGTTGCCGGGCTCACCGACGAGCGACTCGTCGACGATGGCGAGGGCACCCTGCATCTGGGCGAGGCCAGTCTTCGCGGAGGCAAGGGCTTGGCGCAGCTCGGCGATCCGGCCGACCGTCTCCGTGATGCGCTGGCGGAGCAGCTGCTGGCGGCTTTCGAGTTGGACGCGGGTCATCCGGCGCCCCGGGCGGCGAGCTCCTTCACCGCGTTCACCAGCGCCAAGATGATGTTCGACTGGTCGAGGGTCTTGATGGTGATCGGGGCGGGTTTTGGCTCGCCCTCCCCGACCGGCGGGGACCACTCCTGCGTGCCGACGCAGTCGGGCATGACCGGCTCCACTTCCTGCGCGACGAAGCCGTAACAGGTGCGGCCATCGTCCACGCTGCCGAGTTCCCCGTTGTACTCGAAGGACACGGGGCGCAACCGCGTGATGGCGTCCAGGCCCGTGCCGTAGTCGGCGACGTTCCGCTTCATGCGCTCGTCGGAGGGATTGGCCCACGTCGTGCCGGTGTTCTTCGTCGCGGTATTGCCTGTGATCGACAGATTGCCAGCGGGCGACGACGCGCCATCAAGAACCATCAACGCGACGTTCGATGCAGTCGTCCCGGCAGGGGAGCGATACCACACGCATTGATCGGCGTTACCCAAATTGATCTGCCACGCCGGTTTCGTAGTGTCGTCTATCGCTCCGAATATAGTTGAGTTACTTATCCAGCATGTCGAGCCTGGCCCGAATACCGCGAAATGCATTTTGGTCGTCGTGGCAGCATTCCCGCCAACGAACAATTCAGACGAACCGCTACTGGTCGGTGAGCCGAGCGTCAGCTTGCCCGCGTTGTCGAGCGTGAGCAGCCCCGTCGCACCACTCCCACTCCCGCCGACCGGTTGGCGTGCCACGCTGAACAGGTCGGCCGTGGGATTGAGTGCCACGGCCCATGATGGCTTCGTGTTGTCATCCATCACGTTGTTGGCGGGATTGCGGTTGACGTAGAGGCCAGTCGTCGGCACCGCACCAATGGATGTGCCCAGCCGAGATTTGATTGTTTGGTTACCGCCGATATAGAACTGCCATGCCTGCGCCGCATCACCGGGTGCAGCGAGGTTGCCCACGTTGTCGAGCGTGAGCAGGGTCGCAAGCGTACCACCGGCGGGCACGCGGCCTATGTTCATCGCGTCGGCATCTGGTCGGAGGAGGATTTGCCACGCTGGTTTGGTCGTATCATCGACAACGCCACTGACCGCATCACGATTAGCCGTAAGCGCAAGAAATGGGATCGTCGCGGCGTTATTATTCGCTTGGACACGCACACGAGCCCCGGTGCTGTAATTGCTAAGAATGAGGCTCGCTTTCGTCGCGTCGCCCGGCACGCTGACCGTCTTCGTCGCATCGGTCGGCGTGAGCGTCGCGCCCGACACCGACCACGGCAGCGCACTGGGCTTGATCGTGGGCGAGGGGTAGGTGCCCTGGAGGTCGCCTGCGGGGACGGTGCCACCGGGGAGGCCGCCGCTCTGATTGTCGAGCTGCGTCCAGGCGCCAGCGACGCGCGCCTGCAGATGGCCACCGGCGTACTGGAGCGTGCCATCCGGGGGGGCGGCGACCGCAGCACCCAGGGCGATTGAGCCGGGGACGGTCAACCGCCCGGCGTTGTCGAGGCTCAGGAGTGTGGTCGTCGGCGTGCCACCCGGTGCCATCCGGGAGACCGTCAACCGATCCTGCGCGACGGGCAGGTTCGGATCGAGGAGCAGCTGCCACGACGCGCGCACGGCATCATCCTGCGCGTTCAGCGCTGTCCAGTTGGTCGAGAGGGACACACTCGGACCCGAGGCGAGGGCGACCACGCGACCCTTGGCGGTCGTGGAGCCCAGCGTCACGCCGCCGTAGCCCGGCATGCCCGTCGTGCCGACGATCTGGAGCTGCTTGGTCGAGTCGGTCGGGGTGAGCGCCGTGCCGGTGTCGGTCCAGCCCGTGCTGCCTCCCCCGGTGGCGTCGAGGTTCACCCAGGCGGTGCCGTTGTAGCCCTGGAAGTGCCCGGCGGCGTACTGAATCTCGCCCGCGTTCGGGGGCGCACTCTGCGAGACGTTGACGTTGATGCCATAGGGTAGATTGAGACATTGCTCAGTGAAATTGGTGCGCCAGGGGCCCACGGACAGTCGGAGATACTCGGCCGGCTGCACGGCAATCGTGAGACTGCCGATCAACTCGGCACTCCCCGGCGTGATCGAGGCCGCGTAGAAGGGATTGGCGAAGACGTCGCCGAAGTAGATCCCCGTGCTGGGCTTCATCACCAGGTGGCGCGTGGCGGCGGTGCTGATGAGTTGGTTCGTCGGATCATCGACCCAGAGCGCGTTCAGGCCGCTGGCGAGGGCGGGATCGAGCTTCGCGGCCGTCACGGAGCCGTCGAAGAGCTCGGGAGTGCCGACAGACGGCTTGGCGAGCATCGCCTGGGTGATGGCACCGGGGGGGATCAGGGCGGCGAGCTGCTCGAGCACGATCTTCAGAAGGGTGTCGTCCAAGATCGCCCAGTTGCGGTTGTCCTCGGCCGAGCCGTTGAGCGAGAGGTGCAGGTAGGGCGTGACGCCGGTCGTCATCGCTACATGCCTCCCTTGCCGAGCTCGACGACCTTGCCGTAGCCCCGGGCTTGAACGGCGATCGTGACGACGCCGACGCCCTGGGACTGCAGCATACGGACGTAGATGTCGGTCGAGGAGGCCGGGGTGGCGTCGGCGCGCACGAAGACCCAGGCAAGGGGGACGGCCATGGGTTGCTGGGCGTTGGCGAGGAGCGTGCCGGCGACATGCCAGGTAAACGAGGAGAGGGTGACGTCGGGACGGTCGTAGGTGATGTCGATCAAGAAGGTGGCGTTCGAGGCGGTCGTGTTGGTCAACTGCAGATTCAAGACACCCACGAGGAAGACCGGGCCGCCCTCGGTCTGGGCCATGGTGAGGCGGAGGATGTCCTGGGACGTGCCGGTCAGGGTTTTCGGGCCAATGGGCTCCTGGTCGTCGTCGTCGCTGATCGTCGGGGGTAGGTTCGTGGGTGGGATCGCCTGCGGGAGCTGAATGATGTTGCCCGGGGTGAAGGCGCCGGCAATGGTCTCGTCGAGTTTAAACCAGTTGAAGTTCTGGTCTTCAAAGGTAGAGAATTTTAGGCCCAGGTTGGGAGAGCGCCCGTCAGGTCTCGGCTCCGCCATTGGCGCCCTCCGCAGTGACGTGGCTCGGCTCGGGCTCTTCGGCGGCCTGGGGCTGGGCGGCGATGGAGAGGTTCTGGGCGATCGAGTCGCAGCGGTGCCAGTTGTGGTCCATGCCGTGGCCGGTCAGATAGAGGCCGAGGAGGGAGGTGCGGCCCTGGAGCCCGAGGGCGGTCGGGGGGAGGCCGGCAGCCGGGATGGCGGTGAAGCCGGCGGCGTACCAGTAGCGGTCGAGCCTATCGAGGTTGCGGTTCATCACCTCGGAGGAGACCGGGCGGAAGGCGGCCACGACCGGGGTCGAGGTGGGGACCGTGGTGGCGCCAATCTTCACCTGGAGCACGCGGTCGAGGCGGTTCAGGTTGAAATTGACGAGCTCGTCGGCGGTGTACTCCAGACCGATGAAGCTCGTCCGATCGACACCCATCGGGCACCTCCTCCGCGTTTACACGCGCTTACCAGACGCGATCCTGGGTAGCAAGCTTCTTCCAGACAGCTTGCTGGTCCTGGCCAGCAGCTTCCAGGTTGTCGAAGCCGTAGCGGAGCGCGTCGGCCAGGTCTTTCATGGGGTGGGTCTTGACCGGGCGGTAGGGAGGGAGGTGGGAGAGGTGGAAGCCCCCCGACAGGGCTTCGATCAGGTTCGGGCAGCGCGGGGAGATCAAGACGGCGGGGTCGTGGCCCACGCGGGGGATGAAGACACGTTTGAGAAAGCGCTCGCGGAGCGTGGCGTAGGAGACCTCGGCGCCGGGCCGGTTGGTGTGGATCGAGATGCCGGCGCGAGACAAGACCTCGGCGATCGAGCCCAGGGATCCAGTCGAGAAGGCTTCGGGGTCGCCGGCGTCGAAGTAGTCGCTGCGCACCACCAGGTCGGTACTAATGCTATGTACTATAGGTAGTAGTTGGTCTAGGGGGCAATTAAATGGACATAGCTCCCTATGTATTAATAGCTGGCCGTAGGGGGAGAGCTGGCAGAAGAGGACCACGGGGGAGACGGCGCCGAAGTCCCAGAAGCGGAGCAGGCGCTGGTCCCGGACCACCTGGGTCTCGCGGACGTGGGTGGCGGCGTCGAATTCGGGGACGACGGGCTCGCCCTCGGGGGAGGACCAGCTAATTTCGTATTCACGTTGCCAGGCGCGTAGCGACAGACCCTCGGAGGTCTTCTCCTTCCAGAGCGAGGCGCGCTTGCCGGGGTCGGCAGTATAATGTAATCTTAATACAAAGAAGCCGTTACGGGGATTCTTCCACTCGGTGACGCCCTTGCGCGGGGTGCCGGCGAAGTCGGGCGGGCGGTCGAGGACGCGCTCCTGGAAGTCGAGCTCAGGCACCGCCCTGGGCTCCTTGGTCGCCCTCGTCGTTGGGGGAGCCCGTCTCGGGAGGCGGCTCGCTGGCCACCTTTTCACCTAGGCGATAGCCAGCCAGGAAGAACTGGACGTCGGTCTCGGTGTGGAAGTGGAGGGTTTCGCCGAAGTCGGTGTGGGCATCGATACCGCCACCGGGGGACGATGTCACCAGGGCGGGGATCTGGAGCTCCCAGAAGCGGGCGCGCACCCAGTCTTCCAGGGTCATCGGGGGTGGGGCGATGCCGGGGAGGGTCGGCTGCATGACTTCGTTCTGCCTGGCTCTAGACCCGGCCGAGCAGGATCAAGACGATCAGGATGACCAGGACCAGGGAGACGACGCCCGAGGGCCCGTAGCCCCAGTTGAGGGAGTGGGGGTAGACCGGGAGGGCCCCGATCAGGATCAGGATCAGGAGGACGACGAGAACGGTCGCCATCAGGACTTGCGGAGCCGGGCGAGGGTCTGGGCGAAGCGCGCCTGCTTGCCCACCTTGCCCGGCTTCTTGGCCGCCTGGGCGATCTTCTGGGCGCCGATCTTCTTCCCGGCAGGGACGCCGAGGGAGCGGTGCAGGCCGCCCTTGGCGCCGGGCTTGGCGAGGGCTTTCTGGATGAATTTCTTGGCCATTGTCTCTCCTTCGCTAGGGCGGGGTCGCGGCGCTACAATCGGCGGGCAGCGTGCACGACCCACACGCGCTCGCGTTCCGACCCGTGATGACATAGCTCGTCCCGCTGCAGGTGCACTGCTCCCCACGGAGCCCGCAGGAGCACACGCGACAAATCGAGGCATCGGACCATGCCCCGGCGGCGCACCACAGCTCATCCAGGTTGCCCTGGTAGGTCGCCCCGTTCTCCTCGCCCCCGGCGACAAAGAAGCCGCCCGTCGAGGTCGTCAAGGTGCGAGTCGACGATTCGCGCGGGACGCCGTTCAGGTAGGTCTGCGACGCCGTCCCGTTCTGGCGGACGGCGACATGTGCCCAGACGCCCGTCCCGGCCGCCGGGGTGAACGACATCCCCGTCGTCGCGAAGTACCAGGAGAAGTTCCCGCCCGAGTCCTGCGTGACGCGGAAGCCGTTGCCATTCACGTTGTTCGCGATGGAGAGCATGGTGCCCCCGTTGCCGGTCTTGCGGGCCCAAAAGCCGCAGGTCACCGGCGCCCCGAGGGTCTTGAGCGTCGCGTCCTGATTCCAGAGGTTTTGCGCGCTCCCCGAGAGCGGGCCGGCCGAGCGGACGCCCTCCATCTTGTTGGTAGCGTCGGCGGCAATGGGTCCGCTCCCCTCGGCGAGGTTGCGGGACGTCGTCCCCTGCGCGTTTACCCGAGCATTTCCCGACGCCTCATCAAACATCCACGCGGCGACCGTCGCCGCGACCCAGGACGGCGCGAGCGTGCCGGCGAGCGTCGAGGTCGTCACCGTGGACGTCGTGGTTGAGGTGACGACGACCGGGGTCGGGCCGGTGCAGTCGGCTGGGAGCGTGCAGGACCCGCAGTCGGCCGTGTTGCGGCCCTTGGTCGCAAACGCGGTGCCCTGGCAGGTGCAGAGCAGTCCGTCCAGACCACAGGAGCAGACGCGGCAGACAGAGGGCGCGTCCATGGCCCCCGACATGACGAAGCACTCTTCGGCCTGCCCCACGTAGGCGAAGGTGCCGGAGGTCGAAATCTGGAAGTTCTGCACCTCGGTCGGGAGCGGGGCGGTGGCGGTCGCCGTCCCCCGCGCGGCCCCGTTCGTGTAGATGGTCAGGAGGGGGTGGATGTAGGTGCCGACGACGTGGGTGTAGGTATTCAGCGGGGCCAGCCCGGTCGCGACGGCGGAGGTGTTGACGGTGCTGGCTCTTATATAGAATAGGTAGTTAGAGCCTTCTTGGTCTATTAAGTAGCCTGAGTTTCCCCACTTGTTCAGGATGTAGCCGAAGCCCGAGGCGGGGGTGGCGGTGGGACGCGCCCAGCAGCCGACCGAGAGCGGGGAGACGAGATTCTGGAAGACGGCGTCGGCGACGCCGAGCTGGCCCCCGACCGTCACCGCTGCCGCGCCCTGCTTCTTGTTGGTCGTGTCCTGGGTCGCGGTGCCCGACTGCAGGCCGAGCGGGAGGGCGCCGGCGGGGCCGACCGAGGCCCAGGGGCCCCCCGACGCCTCTTCGAACAAGTAGGTGGCTATGGTGGAGGGGATCCAGGAGGCGATGCCGCCGAGGGGACCGGTGTTCGCGGGTGTGCGCTGCGCCGTCGTGGCGCTGCCCTGGACCCGGGACTGCCCCCACGCCCCACCAGCGTGGAGGACGACTAGGAGCAGGAGTAGAGCACGGTGACGGAGCATGCCGCACACGCAGTGACGTTGGCCCGGTACATGCAGGTGGGGGAGAGGACCGACTTCGCCAGGGAGGCGGTCGAGGTGATCGACATGGGGCTGTTTTCCACCTGGGCCCAGGTGGTGCCGTCACAGGAGATTTCGACCTGGACCGTCGCCGTGCCAGCCGAGGTGATCGCCTGGAACGTCAGGGCGGGGTTGCCCTTGGCGGCGACGGTGTCGGGGGAGGCCCCGGTGGTCGTCAGCGGGGAGGGCGTCAACGTCCCACCGGGGCAGGACTTCGGGGCTGCCCACAGCGGAGTAGCTAACAGGATTAGAAGGATGGCTAGTTTCATAGGTTAGACTCCTGCCAGGTGGGTGAGGGCGTTCAGGAACTTCACCGCATACCCTTGGATCGTGGAGGCCTGGTCGAGCCCGTTGACGATCTTGCGGGCGTTGTAGAAGTCGGTCGTCGAATCGTTTATATATTTAGGTAGACCTACACCAGTGAAATCGCCGTCGGCCATCCCGCCGAAGATGACGTCGGTGGCCACCTGCAGGTCGAGGGCGGTGTCGGCCACCTTGACCAGTTGGCCATTGAGATTAAGCTTCTTATCTTGCTTATCGTAGTTGGAGTACCAGGTCAGCTGTACAAACCCTCTACCATAGTAAACCTGGCCGTAGGGGCCGTCCGGCTGTCCATACGGTTTGCCCTTCCCCTTGCCGTATTCGGGGATGGGTTGCATTGTTAGCGCGGTTTCATGGTAGGTAGTTGCTAAGAGATATGCTAACCACCTATCGTCCCAGGAGCGCACCTCCCCGGCGTCCAAGAGGGCGGTCTGGCCGTCGACCTGGGGCTGCGTCATGGAGCCCGAGAAGAGCGCGCCCCGGACAGAGTCGAAGTAGTATTTGCGGTTCAGCGGGCCTGCGCTCATGGCGTCCCTCCCAGGCATTGCGCGACCGCCGTGATGCTGAGCGTGGTCGTCATCCCGAAGTTGTCGGTCACGATGAACTGGATCAGGTAGCTCTGCGGTGGGTCGTTGGTCGGGCGGTCGTTCAAGAGGGCGAGCTGGTGGATGTCCTGGAACTGGGAGATCTGGACGTTGTAGCCGCCCCCGACGACTTGCTCGCCGTTGGGGGCGTCACAGGAGGCGATGGCAGTCACCAGGTCACCCTTCAGGAGCCGGCGCGTGATCGTGTTCGTCATGGTCACGGTCGTTATCTGGATGCTGCCGGTCCCCGACGGCCCCGTCGGGCCGGTCGGTCCCACCGGGCCAACCCGCCCTGGCATCCCTGCAGGTCCCTGGCTTCCAGGTGCGCCAGGCACGCCCGGCGGCCCTGAGGGTCCAGAGACACCGGGCGGCCCAGTCGCGCCAGGAAGCCCCGGAGGACCCTGGAGGCCAGGCACACCAGCCGGGCCGGTCGACCCCGGTGCCCCGGGTGACCCCATCGGGCCTGGGATACCCGGTAGCCCCGGTGGTCCCAGGTTCCCCTGTGGCCCCGTCGGCCCTGGGTGTGCTGGGCAGAGGTGACATTGCCTCGTCAAATGCAGGGGGATTTTAAGGCACGGTCCAGCCGACGCCGAGGACAGGAGAGACGCCAGCAGGACGGATGCCATCGTGATCGAGCGCATAGGTTCCCGCCGCGAACACCATGAAGCCGTGGGGGAGCGGGGCGCGAAGGCCGAAGGCCAGGTCGAAGGTACGGCCGTCGCCGTAGGTCACGTCGAAGAGGGAGAGCGCGTTTTGCAGGCCCGTGCTGCCGAGGAATTCGACGACGAGTGCCACGGGGCCGAGGCGCGTGGCGGCGCCGACCCCGTAGCTGAGCCCCGAGTCGCTCGCGTTGGACAGATCGAGCTCGCCGGCCACCTGGGCCGAGAGCAGCACGCGGCCAACGGGGAGCGACGCTGCCAGGCCGGGTGAGAGCCAGTAGGAGCCGAGCCCGAAGCCCCGGGCAGAGTCGCCGGTCGGGAAGATCGCCTTCAGGGTGGCGGCCAGGTGAGGGTGGAATTGGTACTTCAGGCGCACGGAGAGGTCACTCACGCCGGCGGCGGAGAAGGTCGTTCGACCCGAAAACGGGCCAATTGTGACGGCGGCGTCGGCGTCCTCCTGGATGACCGGTAGCACCAGGCTCGCGTCGAGGTGGTCTAGGACACCGTAGCTCGCCGCCAGGACCAGGATGGTGGTGCGGACGTCGACGCTGAAGGTGGCCTGGGGCTGGGGATGGCCGTCCAGGTGCAGCACGCCGGTCTCGGCGAGCGCGTTGGTGTTCAGGTGGCCCGCGCCGATGGTGTCCGGGTGATCCAAGAAGATGGGGCCAAGGGGGTCCTCGCTCGAGTCGATGGCGCCGTTCATGTTGGCGGGGGACGTGGGAGAGAGGACGACGCTGTCGCCCAGCGTCTGGAGGCAGAGTGCCATCACCGCCGCCGTCACCGTGGCGCACCTCGCCTAGGGCGTCGTCGCTGCCGTGTGCAGTCGCGCGAGGAGCTCGGTCAGGATCCAGAAGGCGAGCCCGACCCCGATCAGGTTGGCGCGCGGCACGGTCGCCTGCCCGGCGGCGAGGATGAAGCTGATGAAGCCGAGGAGCAGGAGGACCAGGATCAGGATGCCCATGGCTAGGCCCGCAGCGCCCACTCGACGCCTGCGAGACAGACGGCGAGCAGCGCCACGCCCCCAGCCATACCAGCTAGGTAGCTAGTAAAGTCCATGGCTAAGCCGACCAGGAGCGCTCGGCCATGTTGGGTTGGCGGCGCATGTCGGAAATCATGTTCTCGATAGTGTCGAGCACGACGATGGGGGCGACCCCGAGCGCGGCCGCCATCAGGGTGACGAATTGGTTCAACTCGTCGAAGAGGTTGGTCCCCTTCTGGAGGGACGTGCGGGAGTCGAAGGTGGTGGTGCCACCAGGGGTGCCGGTGGGGGTGGTGAAGGCGACCCCGGAGCCGCCGACGGCCTTGCCGACGATGGCGGGGGTCGTCCAGGTGCCGCTCGCGGTGATGGTTGCTGCCATTGCGCTATCCTCCTCCTGGGTTATCCCGCCTCCAGGTTATCCCGACGAGCCCGGCAAATTGGCGCCGGAGATGTAGCCGTAGTCGGCGGTCCAGCCACCGCCAGGTATTGTTACCTGGGGTGGTAGTTGGGTAGATAGGGTGCTCGGTAGCATGACGGGCGGGAAGAGCCGGGCTAGGAAGAGCGCTTCCGCCCGTGCGCGCTGGGAGGGGCTGAGGCGGGCGACGCGGCGCTCCCAGAGGGCGGCTCGTCGCCCGAGGATTCCCCCGTCGCAGAGACCAGGTCGCCCTCGGCCTCGGTGGTGGGCGCGCTCGAAATGTAGGGGTTGTCCTCGATCAGGCCCGAGAGCTCGACGCCTTCCCAGCCCGGGGCCTTGCCGGTCACCTCGGCCTCGGCGCGGGCGAGGTGGTCCAGGTAGGAGGCCTCCTGGACACGCAGGCCCTCGAGGGAGGCGCGGGTGTTCGTGACCGCTTCGGCGAGGGCGCGCACGCGCTGGCCGAGCGGGAGCTGGTCGATCGTCTGTTGCATTTCTTCCCTCCTCCTTGGTCAGCCAGGCAGCCAGCGCCACCACGCGGGAAGCGCGTGGCGGAGCCGCTCGACGACCTCGGCAACGACGTAGGCCGCCACGGTCGTGTAAACGAGGCGGATCACGTCCAGCATGTCAGGGCGCGTAGAGGCGGGAGACCGCGGGGGTCTCGCGGTTCATGAGGGCCTGCACGACGGCGAAGAAGAGGGTCTTGGCGGGGTTGAAGTGGATGCCGTAGCCGTCGGCCATGGCCTGGATGAACTGGGTCAGCTCGGGAAGGTCTTGGGCCTTCAGCTGCTCGAGCTGCATCTTGTCGGAGTGCATCGTGTTCGGGAGGGCCTGGCCGGCGGCGTTCGTCTTCCCCATGTTGGTCAGATCGACGTTCAGCGGCGTCCAGGTCCCCGACACGGTGATGGTGGCTGCCATACCTACCTCCTCCAAAGAACTGGGATGGTATGCTTCTTGCGGCGCGAGGGTAGCACTCTATCCCAGCGTCGTCCATCTGGTCGTCCAGCTGGCCAAGTCGACGTTCAGCGGGGGGACGGCTTAGCCGAGGGGACCGCCGAGCCCGTAGCCGCCCATGGGGCCGACGAAGCTGCCGCTCGAGGAACGGGCGCGCTGGAGCTCCTGGAGGACGCCCCGAATCAGGTCGGACTGGTTCTGGCCCCCGCCGCCGAGAAAGCTGCCAAAGGGGGAGGTCCAGAAGCCCGAGGGGGGAGAGGCGCCGCCGGCCCCGTAGCCCGAGCCGCCGTAGGGCGCGAAGCCACCCCGGGCGAGGGGAGACATGCCGGCCGGGGTCAGAAATTGGGGGGCAGAGCCGATGGCAGCCGTGTTGCCCTGGGCGTCCAAGCCAAAACGGAGGAGACCGCCCGGGTCGGTCAGGCCACCACCGGGGAAGATCAGCTGCGGGGGCGCCGTCGGAGACACCGGGGGAGGAGTCGGGTAGCCAGTGGGTGGGGGAGTCGCTCCCTGTGCACCGCCGCCACCCCCGTAGCCGCCGTAGCCCCCGCCCCCACCCGTCATGCCGCGCACGCCTCCAGTGCCACCTGTGGGCGAGCCAGCGCCGCCATCAGACGGGTAGATCATCTGCGAGCCGGTGCCGAGCCCCGAGCCCAGGATGCCTCCCGTCCCGCCACCGCTGCCGAGGAGCCCTGCCAGCAATTGCATGTTAGCCTCCAAAGAGCAAGCTAATTAAGTCGATAGGTTTCTCGGTGGGTTGCAGTTCCCAGGGCGGGATGGAGACGATGCGGGGGCCACGCTGAACGAAGACGTTGCCGTAGGTCCGCTCGCCCTCGAGCCCGAGGCGCTCGGTCGGGTGGCCCTCGCCCTTCAGCATGAGCCCCTCCGGGATGCCAGCGGGGGAGATGAAGGCAGGGCTGCGGGAGCCCCAGTGCCCGTAGGTGGGCCCCGGGGTCGGGTTGGGCGTCATGCCGGCGGCCAGCGCCGAGGCCATGTCGTAGCCCCCTGGCTGGATGGGGGTGTCGCCGAGCAAGCCCGATTGCGCCTGCGTCGCGCCGAGGCCCTGGAGCAGCTGCATGTCAGAGCGTGTCGAAGACGGCCTGCTTGAAGAAGCCAGGGTTGGCCGACGAGACGCCCGTAAATCGGCCGCCCCCCTCTAGGGTAGGAATACTAGCTGAATAGGTATCATGAGCTAGTTCCCAGTAGGCCATCTCGTCGGCAAATATAGCTGTTAAGGTATACTGGCGCAGCTGGTCGGCACCCTGGGCCACACCTATTATCTCACTACCTATAGTAGGGTATTTTAGTCTAGCAAAATTGTATTGGAAGGGTAGAGGCTCTAATTCTACGGGGAGATGCTCTTCTATAAATTTAACACGTCTTACTAGTTCAGCAGCACCCTCGCTATCATTGAGGCCCTGCTTGCGGGAGACGAAGGCGATGGTGGAGCCGGGGAAGAAGCGGGCGAGCCAGCAATGGAGCGCCACCATCGTCCAGGAGACCAGCACGCGGCGGGACTTGGGGACGAGCAGGCGCTTCTCGTGGAGCCACCGATTGACGAGATGTTCGACGTAGTTTTTACAGTGCCAATCACAGCTACATACATTGTCGTGTATGTCGGGAAATCTTCTAACCTGCTGGCTAGCCTGGTCTAGGGTCCAGCAGCACTCGACGAGGAAGCGGTAGGGGGCGTCGCGGTAGCGCTGGGAGGACGACTTCTGGACGGCACGCAGCCGGGCCCGGGCCCGCAGCGCCATCTCCTCCTGCCCTGGTAAATCGAGGTGGAAGGGCTCCCCACCCGAGTCCACGACGGGAGGGAGCCCTCCGTCCTCCGACGATGGGCGAGACGGCAATGGGACGGGCGATGGCTGCACCCGCGACCGCATTTCCCGCGTTTACACGCAGACGCCATCGGGAGCAAGAAGGACGCCCAGGGCGGGGGGCGGCAAGGGACGGCAGACTCGGGGGCCGGGCCAAGGAGGGACTAGACTCCCGCAACCCGACCGCCAGCGAGCCTGCCACCCCTCGAGCGGTGGGTGCGGGTGGGTGGCCCGCCCCGGGGGGTAGTCTCGGAGACGGGCCTCGCTGCGGTGCCGTGATGGCAGCGTCTCGTCTAGAGCTAGCCCGGGGCGATGTCAAGAGGCTAGCAGTTCTACCCAAGGGAAGATACCCAGGAGAAGAGGCTAGCAAGTGAGCCAACGGCCTGGCTCGAGGAGGCGCACTAGCGCCGACCCGGCGCAGCCGAGGCGAGTCCCTTCTTGCGGGCGATCCAGCCGGTGATGACGAGGGTGCCCCGCTGCTCGCGCTTCCAGACCTCGCTGTCGGCGGTGATCTGGCTTTGGGGGATCCAGACCTCGTCGCCCTCGATCAGGCAGAGGATCGCTTTCGCGGTCGCGCCCATGCAGTAGACGTCCTTGAGATGGACTGCGTCGTCGTCCATGGGGGTCAGCCGAGGGAAGCCGGGTTGATCTTGGGAGGCGGGCTGTCGTCAGGGGGCTCGTCAAAGTCATTCACCCCTGGGGTGACGTC